TTTTTTTCATGAGCGACAAGCAATATGATAGCGTACTCGTAGGGTACGCAGACGAACCTCGTCACAACGACGATGGTCAACTAATGAGCTGGAGCGTCCGTTTTAAGGACACCGAGCTTAAGGAGATGGTGGACAAGTATGCCACCTCTCGTAACGAACAAGGCCAAGGGGGTAACCTCTACGTGACCATGTTCATGTCTAAGAGTGGTAAGGCATGCTGCCGAGTCTTCGATCCTAACAGCGCAGCTGCGAAGGAGAAGAGAGCGGCCAAGCAAGCTGCTACCCAAACTGATGAGGTCCCCTTCTAAGGGAGCCCCGATCTACTACATGACCGCTCGTGTCGCCTTCAAGAAAAAGAAGGTTGTACACGAGCGTGTTGTGTGGGTAGTGTCTGTATTCGAAAGTCCGCATGCTATTGCTTCCTATGATGCCAAAACAATGACCCGACTCAAAAAAGAGTTGTTCGGAAAGAACCTTAAGTCAGAGAAGCACATTATCATCCGTGACATCGTATCAAAAAAATTCATATCCAATTCAATCCTAACTATTGATGAACACAAGAAGCAGTATCAGGAGCAAATGCAAAGAACTTGAGGAGCTACTCCTCTCGAAGAACGAAAAGTATGGGGATGCCGCGCTAAAGCCCTTAAATGTGTTTTCAAAAGCCAACTCAGTGTCTAGCATTAAGACTCGCATTGATGACAAGCTTAAGCGCATACAAACCTCGGGCCCCATTGACCACACTGAAGACACTCTGCTCGACCTTACGGGCTACTTAATCCTCCTAATGATCGCAAAGGAAAATGAAAGTCACGATATTCAAAAACGTATTCGACAAAACGAACCCACATCACATTCACCTGTCAACAGCACTCCAACGTATCCAGACAGGGAAGTCGTCTACACTGGTATCTGAAGTCCGAGATGGCGATAAAGAGAAAAAGAAGGAGCTCCCCGTTGTTTGTTTCAGCGGGGAGTTTTCGTCAAGAGCCGATGACGCGCTCTTCGAGCATTCGGGATTTCTTATTCTGGACTTTGACCACGTTGACGTTGACACGACCAAGACAGCCCTTGGGACGGATGATTTCATTCATTCATGCTGGACTTCGCCTAGTGGAAACGGCATCAAAGCGTTGGTACACATTACGAACCCTGAGCGACACAGAGACCACTTTAGAGCGCTTGTCAAGTATTTCGAAAGAACCCATGGACTAGAGCTTGACGAGTCAGGCATCAACGAGTCCCGTGCATGCTTTGAGTCATACGACCCAGACATCATCATCAAGGATGACTACAAGAGGTTCGGGCACTTCACAACGGAACACGCAGAGGCGCAGGTACCTGTAAACGAGTCCTACGACCACACCGACTACATGAAGCTCAACTTGGCGTGTCGCATGATTCGCAACGCTGAGGACGGAGAGAAGCACAAGATGCTTGTAAGGGCTTCAAGGCTATGTGGTGGATTCATAGCAGCGGGCCGCATGGAAGAAGAGGAGGTCGTGCGTGTTCTGCACAGGGAGATATGCAAGAGGGAGGTAGAGTCAGAGAGCCACGCTCTTAATACCATTCTCGATGGCATCAACATGGGTAAAGATATGCCCATCAAAGACCTTGTGGATGAAGAGAAGCAGGTAAAGCGTGAGATGCTACTCAACGATGGGGACATGTCCTTCATCTCCTCCGACGACTCTGACTTCAGATGGATCGACGACTACTCTCAGGGCAAGATTCAAATAGGGCTTGACACAGGCGATGTCAAGCTTGATGAATACCTTAGGTACAAGAAGGAGTTTGTCATTGTCAATGGGCACTCTAACGTAGGTAAGACCACCACGGTGTTGTACTTGATTGCAAACTCTGCAGTTAGGCACGACTGGAAGTGGGTTCTTTACTCCTCCGAGAACAGGACCGCATCAATAAAGATGCAGCTGATGCAGTTTGCGATGGACAAGAAGGTGTCCGACATGACTTTCTTTGAGCGCAAAGAAGCTTACAAGTGGGTGCAGGATCACTTTACTGTAATTAGCAACGAGCAGGTATACAGCTACAGTGACATCATTCTTTTCATGGAGAAGGTAATGCGCCAACAACCTGTGGATGCCATCTTTGTAGACCCATACAACAGCCTAAAGCTGGACATGAAGGGGTCCAACATCGGTGTACACGACTACCACTACGAGGCAGCTAGTGAGTTCCTCACTTTCAGCAAAGCTAATGATGTGGCAGTGTGGCTCAACATGCATGCTGTTACTGAGGCTCAGCGACGCAAGGGTCCTGATGGATTGCCTGTGGCTCCCTACGCAGAGGACACAGAGGGTGGCGGAAAGTTCGTAAACAGAGCGGATTGCTTCATTACTCTTCACCGAAAGGTTCAATCAATGGACCCTAGCATACGCAAGATGAGCGAATTACATGTTAGAAAGGTACGGGAGGTAGAGACAGGAGGCTCTCCTACTCCTCTGGAGGATCCATACTGCGTAGTTATGAACCTTTCCCACACTGGATTCACAACAAGAATCGGTCAAAGGGCTCTATTCCAGCCAATTAACTTTATTGAGAAGGCTGCTATGCCTTTGAACATAGACTTCTTGGGTTGACTTTCAAAATTTCCATTGGTAACTTCGCCTTATGAAGAAGAAGACAAAGACTCCTAAAAGGCGTTCAGCCAAAAAAAAACAACTTGGAAGATATGCCAGTGGATTAGAAAAGTACTGTGCTGACCAGTTAAAAGAATACGGGCTAGCTTTTGACTACGAGGAACACACCTTTGAATTGATGGAGAAGTTTAGGTTCCCCAACAAGTACTTTAAGATGACTGCAAAGGGTAAGGAGATGACAGACCGATCTGGGTCTGTCGTCCTCCCTATCACATACAAGCCTGACTTCGTCGGCAAAGACTACGACTGGATTATAGAAACAAAGGGTTATTTACCATCCCACCATGATTTTCCTATGAGATGGAAACTTTTCATGAGACATTTAGTGGGAACTGATTCAAAAACAATTATCTTTCTCGCAAAGAATAAATCTCAAGTGGATCACTGCATACAAGAGATCCTTGAATCAATAAAAAATGGAACCATCTAGAATCAGTTCTTACTATCTCATGGCCTGTGATCGGGTTCACCAAGTAGTAGATGAGCTATACGAATCTCTTCACAACGAAAAGGGAGAACCGATTAAAGAGTTAGAGTCGGTCGTAGACTTTGTTGCATCAAGTCGCAAACAAATTTATGAGGAGTTGGATTTAATTAAATCAATAGTATCAGAGTATGAAAGTTCACAAAGTGGAGATCACAAAAGAGATGATTCTTCGGGCTGAGAAAAAGTCTAAGATGCATGGAGACATAAACAATAGCATCAGAAAGGGAGAAGGGAATATTGTTGGTTATTTGGGTGAAGAGATGGCCTTGGCGTTTTTGAGTGACGTAGTTGAAAAAAACACTTTCGATTACGATATGGTTAGGTTTCAAAACACTCCTCACGTCTACACGATTGACGTTAAAACAAAGGAAAGGGGTGCCAGTAAAAAAACTGGTAGGCCATACGAGCCTAGAGACAACTACTCTGTGCATGTGGCGACTGCATCACTCCACCAAAATGTTGATTCATATGTGTTCGCTCAAGTAAATAAAGTAAAGACAGGATACGAAGGATGGATTCTTGGTTGGATGGACAAGAAGGAGTTTTTAGCAAAATCAGAAGTGGTGAAAAAAGGCCAGCTAGACGAAGATGGGTGGCCAGAATCTACTAACGCACACAAAATGAGGATCAAGGACATCATACATTATTGAGTATCTTTGTTCCCCCATGAAAACAAACCGACACAAACAAATCAAGATGAATATAGATAGACTTCTTGAGCAGAATGCTAAGTATCAAGCCGCCCATAACTGCGTGACAAACACACCAGAGAGGCAAAAAGAGATAGATGACTACTGCAACAAGAACTTTATTGACCCCATCAGAAACATTGACTGTCGGACTCATGCCTTGATCGCCAAGCAAAGCGATACATAATAAATGGTTTCTGGGTTGTTCGTATCTTTAGATGCTAATCTAATTTGAGATACATGTTCAACTTTAAGTTCATTTACTTCATCCTCATTACACTGTGGTTTGTACAGCTGGATGAGATGTTTGGTCAGGAGGAGTGCATTCAGATGCACACCAAGACACAGATCATGGGGCTCAAGAAGAGGGCCGATGTAAACCTTGAAGATGTACAGGTTCAGACGCTGCCCATTGTGTTTCATGTTGTTCATACTGGAGCGGGTGAGCCCAACAATATTTCTGACGATCAGATACTGTCTCAGGTAGATGTGCTCAACGAGGAGTTCGCTGACAGCAAGATTCAGTTCTGCATGGCTGTGCGTGACCCTGACGGCAACCCAACGAACGGGATAACTAGGTACGATGCCAGCTGGAACGAGGACTACGTGACTGGAGGCATAGGAAACACCCCTTCGAATCTTGATCCAGTAGGGTGGGAGCAGACCCAGCTTAAGTCAGCTGCTGGATGCTGGAACCCTGACGAGTACATAAACTACTACGTAGTCTCAGAGATCAACGGCAACGATGGCAACAACGGGGTGCAGGGGTTTGCATACCTAGGGCCTACGGGTGACTGCAGAGATGGCG